GTCATCGTACGTAGATAGACCTGAGTTCTTTGGCGAAGTTTTTTATATTCTATTATGTGGTGCAGGTGCTGGTTTCTCAGTACAAAAACATCACGTTAAAAAACTACCAAAGGTTCAGATCAGAACTAAGCAGGCTAAAGGATGGGTAGTAGAAGATTCAATCGAAGGTTGGGCAGACGCATTAGATGTACTTATGGCGTCTTATTTTGTAAATGGAGGTAAACATCCAGATTACGCCGGCCGAAGAGTATTCTTCGATCTTACTCAAGTAAGACCAAAAGGTGCTAAAATATCTGGTGGTTTTAAAGCTCCAGGGCCTGAAGGTTTACGTAGATCGCTCGATAAAATAGAACACTTACTTCAAGGTATTGTACTAGAATCAAAAGAACCAATTGCACTAAGACCTATTGACGTTTATGACATAGCCATGCATGCTGCAGATGCAGTATTGTCTGGTGGTGTAAGACGTTCGGCTACAATTTGTTTATTCTCTCCAGATGATGAAGAGATGATGAATGCAAAAACTGGCAATTGGTTTATGGAAAATCCTCAAAGAGGAAGATCTAATAATTCAGCTGTTATCGTAAGAGATAAGACTACTCCAGAACAATTTGGAAAAATTATGGAATCAGTCAAGCAGTTTGGAGAACCCGGATTTGTCTTTGTTGAATCTACAGAGCATACAACTAATCCATGCGTAGAAATTGGCATGTTTCCTAAGTTAGGAAATAAATCAGGCTGGCAAGGTTGTAATCTTACAGAAATCAACGGAGGCATGTGCAATACCGAGGAAGACTTTTATAAGGCATGCCGCGCAGCGTCTATCCTCGGTACCCTACAAGCAGGGTACACTGACTTCAAGTTTTTAACTAAGACTTCGAAGCAGATATTCGATAGAGAAGCGCTACTTGGCGTTTCTATAACTGGGTGGATGAATAATCCTACTATTTTGTTTAACGCAAACGTCCTTAAAAAAGGAGCTGAGATTGTTAAGGCAGTAAATAGAGAAGTTGCTGCAATCATTGGAATCAATCCAGCAGCCAGAACCACTTGCGTTAAGCCAAGTGGTAACGCATCGGTCTTGTTACAAACCGCGTCTGGAATACATGCAGAACATTCTCCAATGTATATCAGAAATGTTCAAATGAATAAAGAATCAGAAATTACTCAGGCGATAACTAGAACTAATCCTTACATGGTTGAAGAATCTGTATGGTCTTCAACTGGTAGTGATGTCGTAGTTTCATTTCCTATTTTACCTAACAAAGGTTCTAAGTATAAAGAAGAACTTCTTGGAATCAAGCACTTAGAACTCGTAAAGAAAGCTCAAAAGTACTGGGTAGAAACTGGAACTAATGAAGATCTTTGTGCTGACCCTGGAATTAGACATAACGTATCTAATACTATTATCGTAGATGATTGGGATGAAGTAGAAAAATACGTATTTGAAAATAGAGGTTCTTTTGCCGGCATATCTTTCTTGGCTATGACAGGTGATAAAGACTATAACCAAGCTCCAAACACCGCAGTTCCGACCGCAAACGAAATGGTCAAAGAATATGGTAACGCGGCCGTGTTTGCATCTGGAATGGTAGTTGACGCTCTTAAAGTGTTTCCTAATTTATGGGATGCCATATCGACAGCTCATGGATTTGGACTAGATCTTTCAGTTGAATCTTCAGAAAACTCTTCTAGAAAAGATTGGATAAGAAGGTTTGAAAACTTTTCTAATAATTATTTAGATGGTGATATGAAAAAAGCTGATTATTGTTTAAAAGATGCTTATCTTCTCCACAAATGGAATAAGATTCAATCACATTTAAAACAAGTTGATTGGAAAACGGATTTAACAGAAAAGAAGTATACAGATGTCGACACTCTCGGAGCGCAGGCGTGCGCGGGTGGCGCGTGTGAGATCGATTTCTAGTGTTCCTTCACCGTGCATTAAAGTATGCAAGTTGGAAAATGGTTATTGTGTTGGATGTTTTAGAACACAAGATGAAATTAGAGATTGGTTTACTGCCACCGATACAGATAAATTGCGAATCCTTGAAAGGATAAATAATGAAGCAATACATAGTTGAGTGTGAAGAATGTTCGAACACGACTTACGTTGAAAATGAAAGTAATGATTCTATAGAGTTCTGTCCAGTATGTGGCAGACGAGCAGAAGTAGAAGAGAGAAAAGCAGACTTTGACTGGCAAGAGGAATAATGGCATACTTAGTACACCCACTACCGCCCGAACAAATATTTGTTAGAAAAGAATATCTTTATGACTTACAAAGAGGTCATGGAGAATACACCCCAGGGATCTGGATATCAGTAAAATCAACACAGTACAAAGCTCTTTACTTTGAAACTTTGTTGACAGAATATGGAGCACTTTATGATAAACTTCCTCTCTCGGCCTTCGTCTGGAAAACTGATCACGGCGATCTTCCTCTCGATGTTTTGCAGCTTTGGGATTGCTTTGATTATCATCTCACTGTAATAGAAAAACCAATTCTTGCAAGATGTGAATTCTTTGGTAAAGATAAAAACATGCACCCAGGCGAATATATGTTTACTATAGATAACGCTCATTCGGATAGATCAATCTTAGATATAAACTTTAGTGAAGATGATCCTGAGCATAAAAGTTTTAATATCATAAAACTAGACAATGGTCAGTTTGCAGCTCAGCCAAACAATAGAGTAATTTGGAGAGATTCAAGTCTTATTCCAGATAAACTATTGCAGCCTGATTTTAAAGTGTGCACTCAAAACTATACGGTTGAAACAGAACCTAAATGGTCTGTAGGTCATACTGATGAGTGGCAATATAAGACACGCGAAGAGGCTGATAAATAAATGCATGTGGTATTATAATAATGAACCTTTTGAGACTGCACCAGAAGAATACCAAGGATTTGTCTACGTCATCACAGAACTGGATACGAACAAAAAGTATCTCGGTAAAAAGAACTTCTGGCGGCCGAAGGTATTACCAAAAAATTCAAAGAGATCTAGAAGGGTACGCACCAGAGTGGAATCCGATTGGAGACTATACTTTGGCTCGAATAAAGAATTACGGTGTCTCGTTGAAGAACGAGGCGAAACAAACTACAGAAGAGAAATCATCAAACTCTGTAGAACAAAAGGAGAAATGTCTTACTTTGAAGCAAAAGCTCAGTTCGATAATGACGTCCTTTTTTCAGACGAATGGTACAACGAATTCATAGGTTGTAAAATACATTCCCGACATTTAAAAAAATAAAATCACATCAAAGTGATTTTTTTGTTTACAAACACTAATTTTTAGTATATAATAGTTATATACAATTGAAAAGGAGTAGTTTTGTTATGGGTATATTTATTGGAAAGCACGGTAGGTCTAATAGCTTCGTCGGAAGATTTGATCCTACCAATCCCTCAGATATAAGAGAATATGAATTAGTAAAAGCTATCGTAAGATCAGTTAACGCTAGCAGTAAAAGAAAATTTAGAGTCTGCAAAAGAGGTAGAAAACCAGTTTATGGATATGAATGGGGTGGCAACCCTAAAGGCGGAATAAAGAACGCTAAACTCTGGGATGTTTATATCTACAGAAAATCTCTACCGTATAACGTTGAGATGCAATTAAATGTTATTTCAAATTATCCAGATCCAACATGGAGCGAATACTCATGATTATTATGGACTACAGTGGCATTGCACTAGCAAGCATTATCATCAATAAGACGTTTGAAGAATCTCTCATTCGTCACATGATACTAAACTCTATTAGAATGTACAGGTCTCGATATATTGACGAATATGGCGAGATAGTATTGGCCTGTGATGGTCCTAATAACTGGCGTAGGTCAGCATTTCCGCAGTATAAAGCTAATAGAAAAAAAGGTAGGGACGAGTCTACTTTTGATTGGAATGAAGCTTTCAGAATCTTACATCTTGTAAGAGAAGAGATCAAAGAAAACTTTCCATATAAAGTTATTCATATAGATCAATGCGAAGCTGACGATATTATTGGTACACTAGTCGATCTTAAATCAGACGTACCAATTAATCCAGAACCTATCATGATTGTTTCATCAGATAGAGATTTTGTACAGCTACAAAGGTTTCCAAACGTAAAACAATATTCTCCTATCTTGAAGAAAGAGGTTGTGGAATCTAATCCTAGGTTATTCTTACAAACTCATATTATTAAGGGTGACAAAGGAGATGGTGTACCAAATATCTTGTCAGAAGATAATGTATTTGTCGAAGGGTTTAGGCAAACTCCTATGTCTAAAAAGAAGATAGATAATATTATTGAAGATTTAGACGATGGAGAATTGCTGTACGCAGCTTCTTGGTATAGAAACTATTGTAGAAATAAAAAATTGATAGATCTTACCGAAACTCCTAACGATCTAAAACGTCAGATTATAAATAGTTTTGAGGAACAAGATCCATGGTCAAACAAAGGTAACGTTTTTCCATATCTAGTTTCGAAAAATTGTAATGAATTGATAAAAAGTGTACAGGAGTTTGTATGATGAAACAGTATGTTTTTGAAGTTATCGAAGAAGCTGCCAAACAGCGCAGTCGAGATGATAAGGTAAAAGTCTTAAAATCAAACGAGACTTGGGCATTGAAGGATATTATACGAGGCTCAATGGATTCTAAAGTAGAATGGAACTTACCTGAAGGTTCCCCACCATATCAAGCATCCGCAGCTCATAACCACCCCACAAATCTTCTAAGAGAAAATTCTAAGTTTAAATATTTTGTGAAAGGTGGCCCTGGGGATAAAATGCCGAAATATAAAAGAGAACAAATTTTTATAGGTATGCTTGAAGGTGTACATCCTGAAGATGCTAAGCTTGTCGTCTCAATGATTAATAAGAAAAAATTAACAGGCATTACACGCCCGGTTGTAGAGGAGGCTTTTCCAGGGTTGCTTAAAGACTGACTCTATTTCCAGAAAGGACAAGAATGGTACTTGCACAACTTGAAAGATTACAAAAAGATTCCAGCGATTTAGAACTTTACGCTCTTAAACTTAAAAAGAGAGGAAGAATACAACAAATGGAAAACATCTTAAAGAAAAGAGATTATGTAAGGGAAAAAATCAAGTTGATAAAAAGTCCGGAGGTTCAATATTCTACTTAGTTAAAAAAATAAACGTTTACAATCATTGAATAATATGATACTATATAATGATAATAAGGAATTGATATGAATATTTTTATACTTCATGAAGATCCAGTCGTTGCGGCTCAGATGCTTTGTGACAGGCACGTTCCTAAAATGATCGTAGAGTCTGCACAAATGTTAAGCACGGCCCATAGGCTACTAGATGGTATACCCGAAAAAAGACCATCAAAGTCAGGAAAGACTATACAAACTTATTACGCGTTTGGAGACGAACGCGATAAATTGTATTATGCCGCTGTTCATAAACATCATCCTTGTACCACATGGACTATGGAATCTTCTCAAAATTACAAATGGCATTATAAACATTTTTACGCCATGGGGCAAGAGTTTACTTATCGAAGAGAAAAGTCTCATAAAACTATCGAATTGCTAGGTAAGTTGTTATCTAAAATTCCAGAAAATATACCACATGGTCCTCTTACTCCGTTTGCTCAAGCGATGTCGCACTATCCTATGTGTAAGGTAGAAGGCGATGCAGTAAAAGCATATCGTAATTATTATCACGTGGCTAAAGACTTTGCCGTTTGGGAATGGAAAAGACCAGCGCCTAGCTGGTGGGAGGGATATAAAGGTGCCAGTTTATACAGTTAGAAAAAAAGATGGAGAAGAAGAGTGGGATATAATGTGTTCTCACGAAGAAGCAAAACAAGCATGTGAAGAATACGGTCTTGTTATAGTTCCTAAATTTCCTGCAATAGTTTCTGGTACAGGAAGTTTGTTATCTAAAACAGACAATGGATGGAAAGACAATCTTAAGAGAATCAAATCAGGAGCTGGAAAAGGTAATACTATAAAAGTATGAGCAAGCAATCTGTAAAATTTGAAGATCTGATAGAGATAGAACCTATAACTGTAAATCAAGTTAAAGCATTTGACGCGTGGTCTGACGGAGACCATCTGGTTCTAGCTGGTTCTGCAGGAACTGGTAAAACTTTCATAGCGTTATACTTAGCGTTACAATCTGTTCTAGAACCATATACGTCATTTAATAAAGTAGTGTTAGTTAGATCGGTTGTACCAACACGAGAAGTTGGATATTTACCCGGCGATATTGGAGAAAAAGTAGAACCGTTTGAAGCACCATATAAAAATATATGCTTAGAATTATTTAGCGATACAAATTCTACTTACAATAAACTTATAAATAGTCATCAGATGGTATTTAATACCACATCTTTTATTCGTGGAATAACTATAGACAATGCAATAGTCGTAGTAGACGAAATGCAAAACCTTAATTTTCACGAGTTGGATTCTGTAATAACACGTGTAGGACGCGATTGCAGAATAATCTTTTCTGGAGATTATCATCAATCGGACTTTAAGGACTCGTACGAAAGAGATGGAATACAGAGATTCTTAAGAATAGTCGAGCAACTAAAGAACTTTAGTGTAATCACGTTCGGATGGGACGATATTGTAAGATCTGACTTTTTAAGAGATTACATCATGACAAAAGAAATGTTAGGAGTAAAATGATGATGAATTGGTTTATAGTAGTAACATTCGTTCTAGCTAATCCAATACAAGAGATGCGAAACATGTATGTCTTTACACAGCCACAATTTGAATCATTGGAACAGTGTATTGGTTACGTTGAACAAAATAAAAATAGAATCTTTTACATAGCTGCAGATTCCTACAGGTTTCAGAAAAAGCCTGAAACTATATACTGCGCACCACAAAATGTACTAGGTGAAATGATTAAAGAAGGATTTGCAGTAAAGAGAAATGAAAAGAGTATTTGAGCATGAAAAAATTGATGTTGGATATAATGACTTGGACGCAGACACGACCGATACTGGTAGGACATACACTGCTCCTGATGGTTCTTCTTATCCTAGCATTACCACAGTTCTTGGAGTATTAAGTGAAGACGCAATACGTGCATGGCGAGAAAGAGTTGGCGAGGACGAAGCTAATAAGATTAGCGGCAGAGCTAGTAATCGCGGTACTCGTGTACATAGCATTGTCGAGCGGTATTTAAAGAATGAAGATACAACAGACAATCTCCCTCATATTAGGCAAAGTCTTGAAAACTTGCGGCCAATTCTTGATAAATCTATCGGGAAAATCTTTGGCCTCGAAGTTGCTCTTTATAGTAATCATCTTGGTGTTGCTGGTCGTTGCGATTGCATAGCTGAGTTTGATGGAGTACCTTCAATAGTAGATTTTAAGACTTCTAAAAGAATTAAAAAGAAAAACAAGATACACAGCTATTTCGCTCAAGCAGCAGCATACGCTATAATGTTTGAAGAGCGAACCGGAATGGCCATACCTAACTTGGTCATAGTCATGGATGTAGACCATGAAAAACCCTTGGTGTTTAGAGAACATCGAGACAATTGGATAAAACTTTTAACGGAGACAATAGATGAGTATCGCAGAAGAAAGATGTTCGGACACTAACATGGCTTTGACACAAGTCATTCAGTTAAGAAACGAATTTGAAGATCTAACAAGAGGGTATAATATGCCCGAAGGATCTAGTATAGATAATATTGAGTGGTTCATAGAAAATGGCCATAGGTCAAATTCTCTTCGTAATGGATTTGCAGATGCAATGAAGATAGCGCGTAGAATTAAGGAGTACTATTATGGCAGCTCAAAAAAGACTAGAAAAAGGAAGCGTCTATGAAAAATATGATGTAGATGGCGATGGAGTCGTAAGTGACGAAGAACTAGACGTGGAAAGAAGAATGATTGAACTTGAAGACCTCAGGTCTGACATGGAGAATGAAGATAAAAAGCAAGACGCCCAAAGAAACATGGCTTGGTTTGCTCTTGGTGGCATGCTACTTTATCCTGCTTTTGTTATTACTGCAACGTTATTTAAACTTGATAATGCTGCAAAAATATTAGGAGACATGGCCGCAGTATACTTTGTATCAGTAGCCGCAATCGTAGCAGCATTTTATGGTAAAGAGGCAATCACACATAAGAAAGTAGATAAAAAATAATGAAACTACATAAGTATGAAAATTATGACGAATATGTAAAGGAGCAGACTCAGGCTAACGTAGCTAAGTTAAAAAATGTTTGGGTAAGAGAAAACGCTATTCAAAAAGTAGTATCTTACAAACCTTTTGCTTCTAGCATATTGTGTCATGGAACTAGAAATGGTAGGGAACTCGAGTATTTTAAAAAGTTTCTACCTCATGCAGAAGTCGTTGGAACTGAAATATCTCATACAGCTACTCAGTTTAAGAATACAGTTCAACACGACTTCCATGAGGTTAGAGAAGACTTTGTTGGTAAGTTTGATATTGTTTATTCAAATTCTTTTGATCATGCATATGATCCAACCAAAGCTATTTTAGCTTGGAAAGATCAACTTACAACAGATGGCGTACTAGTTATTGAACTCATGACGGGAGTTGAGAATATATCCAGACCAGTAGATCCACTTGAAATTAACTACGAAGAATTTAAAGAACTTGCTGAAAAAAATGGATTGAGAGTACTTGAAAAAAATATCATGCACAGACAAATGTCTGGAGCGAAAAATAGTATTATGGTGGCTTTGAAAAAATGACTAAAAGATTAATATATCAGGTGTACACTGGCAAAAGATCTAAACTTTATGATCATTGCACAGCTTCTGTTAAAGCGTACGCTGAAGATATTAACGAGAAAGAATCTCCTAACAATAGGGTTGACTATATAATTCAAACTCAACCAATCATGAAGATTAAACCTGACGTATTTGCTACAAATAGAAGTAAAGAATCTTATGAAAAGTATGGAGGATTCTTACCGATATATGAAAAAGAAAATGCGTTTAATTATTGGGATCGTTATGATCAGATAGCTATCATAGATGCTGACGTTTGGATAAGGCCAGGGACTGAAAATATATTTAACGTTATGAATCATGAAACGGAATTTGCTGGAATGGCAGAGAGAACAGCTCCAATTTTGCCATGGTATAAGGAAAAACTAATAGGTTATACTAGAATGCAATATTCTTCTTTAACCGATGTTGATTGGCGATGGAACGAATCCGGTGCTCATTTTTATAATATGGGTGTGATGTTATTAAACAGACATATAGTTCAGTATTTAAAAGGTAAAAGTAAAAGATACGAAACTGGTAGAGAATTTATTGAAAGACCAGAGTTTAAAAGATTTGTTGACGGACTTGGAGCTTGGAAGTGGAGCACAGATCAAACACTCTTAAATTACTGGGTCAAAAAAGAAAAAATGGAACAACAAGAATTAAGTTGGAAATGGAATGCTCTGTATACTGCAATCTCTAATGAAGACGCTAAGAAAGCTTACTTCGTACATTTCTTTCTTAAAGATAAATTGCC